TGCAATCAAAGATGAACTGGCACAGGAAACGGCAAATTTGCAGCAGAGCAAGCATCAGATCGAGGAGGCAATCCGCTCGCTGGAAGACAAAACGGAGCAGGATGTGCTCTGGTATTACTACATAAAGGGGATGACGTTCGAAAGAATCGCCGTGGAAATGAATTATTCTTGGCGACAAATTAACCGGAAGCACAAAAGTGCAATGAAAAAGATAAAGATGTCATAGAATGTCATATTCATCCTGTGATATGATTAAGCTGCAGGAACTGGGAACGAAGAACGTTTCTTTTCATTTCAGGCTTGACACTCCTTAGTTGCAGCAAACCCGCCTACCGAAAGGTAAGCGGGTTTGCTGTTGGGGTTATTTTCTTTTATGGTTTGGTGGTTGACCATATTCCCGTTCCATTGCTTGTTGGGTAACAATCCATTGTTTCCCAAATTTTTTAACATCAATGTTTTCTTTTAGTTTCCCGTAGGAAACAGCTTTGCGCAGGGTGCTTTCATTCAGACCCCAGAGGTCAGTTGCCTCCTTGAAGGAAAGCAAGCCTTCAAACGGGTTATTCATCAAGATTTCTCCTTTCGGAAACTGAGAATCAGACAGACGGTGAGAAGAACGAATTTGATCCAGTCCAGAACGGACGGATTTGCAAAGTCCCCGTCCAGAATGTTTAGGATGACAAGAGCAACAAGCAGAATGCGAAGTGTTTTGACTTTCATTTTCTTCGTGGATGTGGTATAATAAAAGCCCCAAGAGGGGGCGGGAGTTTCCTCCCGCCTGGACTTACTTTTTTCTTCGTTTCTTTTTTCCTTTGAGCTGCCGAGCTGTGAGGATTAAAACGAGGATTTCAAGTAAGTCCTTTGTTATTTCTAACAGACTTTTTATTTGTTCATCCACTGTGTTCACCTCCTTTCATTGATTATATTATATCACTATATCGTGATATTGTCAATACATTTTTGAAGAAAAATGGCTTATTTATGCGAAAAATCAATAGTTTCAGCCGGATTCAGATGATGAATGCCGGCTTTTTTTATGCCGTTTTCCACCTTTTAGCCCCAAAAGAAAGGTGAAAAGATAAATGCTTGAGAAAAACAAAATTTATAACACAGACTGCCTTGCAGGAATGGAGGGAATAGCAGATCAATCAATCGATATGATTTTATGCGATTTACCGTATGGTGTCACCGACTGTCGATGGGACAGCGTACTGCCATTTGATAAGCTCTGGAAACAGTATGAGCGCATCATCAAGGATGATGGTGCAATCGTACTTACAGCAATCCAACCATTCACAACGGCGCTCATCCAGAGCAATCGCAAATTGTTCCGTTACTGCTGGTATTGGCATAAAAACTGTCCGACAGGATTTGCCAACGCCAAAAAACAGCCAATGCGCTGCATTGAGGATGTTGTGGTTTTTTATAAAAAGCCGCCCATCTATAATCCACAAGGGCTGATTCGGTTGGATAAGCCGATTCACCATAAGGGCAGCAAGAAATGCGGGGAAGTGTACAGCCATGGACTGGAATCCGATTTTGTAACAGAGTATATCAACTTTCCCCGCAATCTGCTGTCCGTAAAATGCGAGAGAGGATTGCACCCAACACAGAAACCAACAACCCTGTTTGAGTATCTGATTCGCACATACACCAATGAGGGAGAGCTTGTGCTTGATAACTGCATGGGCAGCGGCACAACCGCAGTGGCTTGCATCCGCAGCAACCGTGATTTTATCGGATTTGAGCTGGACGCAAAGCACTTCGGCACAGCCCAGAATCGCATTGAGAGCGAGCTTGCAAAGAAAAAATAGGTACTTCCTGAACCCACCGGGCACGCGGGTGCGAAAGTAGCGCGGAAAATGCCTCTGGATAGGGTAAAAAAACTAGGGTAAGAAGGTAAGAATTCGCAGAAAATAGAAGAAATACGTATATTAAGAAGTACAGAAGAAACGAAACGGTAAGAATTTAGGGCAAAAATTTGTTACCTTGGAGGTGGTTGTTTGGGTAACAATTTTAGAGTGAAAAAAATCAACGGAAAAACCTGTATCCAAACAGCACTTTTAGCGGAGCTTTTTGGGGTAACACAGAAAACGCTCGCATCCTGGGCGAAAGACGGATGCCCGAAAGCAGATCGCGGTTGGTGGGCTTTGCAGGATGTGATTGCCTGGCGGATTGATGGCACCGGAGCAGATGCAGACTTGGAAAATATGTCGCTCAAGGACCAGAAAACCTACTGGGAATCTCAGCTCAAAAAAGCTCAGACAGAAAACCGTGAGTTGGAAAATGGAATCAAACGCGGAGACTACATCGAGAAAAAGGTGGTAGCGGATGAGCTGACCGCCTTTTTTGTTGCCCTTAAACAGGCGATGCTGCTGTTGCCGCGCAAAATCGGTATCCTGGCATCGGTATCAGTGGATATAGATACAGCAAAGAGTATCGAACATGAGGTAAGGGAGGTGGTGCATGATGCACTCGCGGAATGGTCGCAAGGTAAATTATCCGAAATGGATGCTGGAGAGTATGATGACGCTGAAGCCGCCGGAGAAGCTGACAGTTAGCCAGTGGGCGGACCAAAACAGAATCATACCATCGGGAACATCCAACCAACCTGGACGATGGAAAACCGAAAAGACTCCATACCTCAAAGGAATCATGGATGCTTTTTCCGATGACCGGATCGAGGAGATTGTTTTTATTAAGTCCACCCAGGTAGGCGGAACAGAAGCAATTCTCAACATCATCGGGTATATCATCGACCAGGACCCGGCATCCACGTTGGTGGTATACCCATCGGAGGTGCTGGCGGAGGATATTTCAAAAAACAGGATTCAACCGATGCTTCGAGCAACCCGTCCGCTGGCGGCGCGATTCCGGGAAGCGGACAGTAAGTTGCTGGCGTTGCAGTTTGACGATATGTACCTGCCGCTGACCGGTGCAAACTCGGCAGCATCCCTGGCATCCAAACCAGTGCGATTTGTGCTGATGGATGAGGTGGATAAATACCCGCCACGCTCTGGAGGGGGACGAGAGGCAGACCCTATCTCTCTGGCAAAGGAGCGCACCAACACCTTTTCCTACAACAAAAAAATCTTTATCACCTCCACACCGACTTTGAAAACCGGCTCGATCTGGAAGGAATGGGAGAGCTGCACCCGAAAACTCTTTTACTATCTGCCATGCCCACACTGTGGAAAATATCAGAGATTGAGATTCCACCAGATAAAATTTGACAAAGAGGGCACCAAAACCCAGCGGGCACAAACCGCCTACTATGAGTGCCCGTACTGTCAGGGGCATATCACCGATGCAGATAAGCAAAAGATGCTCCGGCAGGGGAAGTGGATGAGCGAGGAAGAACCGGAAGGGGTAAAGCCCAGCCGGAAGAAAACAGGATTTGCAATCAACGCAATTTACTCCCCGTGGCTCTCACTATCGGATGTGGCTTATAAATGGCTGGATGCTCAGGGCGATCAGGAGAAAATGCAGAACTTTGTCAACTCCTGGCTGGGGGAACCGTGGGAGGATGTCGGCAGCACCGCCGGGGCACAAAAAGTGCTGGATAACCGTGGGGTGCTCACCCGTGGCATTGTGCCGGACTGGGCGCAGATGATAACCTGCGGGGTGGATGTACAGCAAAACTGCCTGTACTATGCAGTGGATGCCTGGGGACAGGGAAAGAAAATCTATCATCTGGACCACGGCTGCATCAAGGGGACTGATTTTAATACCTTGTGGGATGTTATCAATCAGACCTATTACAACGAAAAGGGGCAGGATTGGTACATCGATTTGGCACTGATTGACTCGGGCGACCAGACCGACCTGGTATATGATTTTTGCTATCTGCACTTCCCTTTGACAGTGCCGGTAAAGGGCTCATCCCGTCCGATTCCTGCAAGATTCCGCCGGAGCGAAATCCAGAAAGAGGATAGTGCGGCAAAAGGGCTCAGCTTAATCATGTGCGATGGCAGCTATTACAAATCGATGCTCTACTCCAAAATCAACGCAGTGGACGGCAGTTTCCAGGTGTTTGATGGCGTGGATCAGGAGTACTGCGAGCAGGTAACTAGCGAGCACAAGGTATTTGAGCGCAAAAACGGAGTAGAGAGCTGGGTGTGGCAGAAGAAAACCAGCGATGCCCAGAACCACTATCTGGACTGCGAGGTGTACGCTTCCTGCGCTGCTGACCTGATGGGAGCCTTTGCGCTGCTGGAAGAACCGGTGGAGCAGCCAGAACCGGAATTTCAGCCGGAGCCGGAGGAGGACAGCTGGGGAGAGGATAGCTGGGACAACGATGATTGGGAGGATGATTGGGATTGAACGAGTTAAAAGCAAGATATGATAAGCTGCTGGCAGCGGTGGAGGCAATCGAGTGCGGAGCCCAGAGCTACAATATCGATGGTCAAAGCGTTACAAAGGCAAACCTTGCCACACTGTACAAGCGCCTGCAAACACTGGAAAGCCAAATCCGGCAGGAAAACGGAGAAAATCTCTCGGTGGTTTCCTTTGTGGATAGGGGGTAAGGAGATGGCTTTGGAATTGTTTTTTCAAAACACTGGTGTTCCATCTCCCGAAGCTCAAAGGAAACATTTGAGCTTCCCCGAAAAAGAGGAGAGTGAGAAAAATGGGTGTATGGCAAAACCTCAAGATGCGATTTTCGAAGCGTAGCGGCTATGATTCCGGCAGCTTTGCCCGGGGTGGAGAAAACTGGATGCCGGTAGATGGCAGAGCCGAGGACATCAACGTAATGTCCCGCGATACCATCCGTCACCGCGCCCGCGATTTGGAGCGCAATGCCGACTATGTAGAGGCTGCCATCCTTGCCATGGAACGAAATGTCGTGGGCTCGGGTATCCGGTTGGATTGCAAGCTGGAGGACACCGAGCTGGAACAGAAAATCGAAAATCTCTGGGAAAGATGGTGTCACGCAGAAAACTGCGATGTTACCGGGAGACTGTGCTTTTGCGAAATCCTCAAGATGGCGGTGCGCCGGATGATGGTGGATGGAGGGCTGCTGCTGGTAGCGACCTACACCGAAAACAAAAATTTCCCGCTGCAGCTGCAAATCAAAGAGGTGGACGAGCTCAACTCCGGCATTTTGTTCCATGGGAAAAATCAGGTGGTGGGCGGCGTTGAAATCGATGCCAGCAACCGCCCGGTAGCATACCATTTTACCGTATACGATGTGTACGGAGAAACGGGAAAAACCGTGCGGATTCCAGCCGACCGAGTAATCTACCTCAACCGAATCAAGCGAACCTCTCAGGTGAGAGAGGTATCCAGCTTTGCAAATGTCCTTTCCCGCCTGCGGGACCTCAACCAGTTTCTTAATGCCGTATCGGTAAAAGAGCGGATGCTCGCTTGCCTTGCTGTTTTTGTGAAGAAGGTAAATGCAGCTATGGGGCTGGGCAGAAATCAGAAGGTGGACAAGGAAACTGGAGCCAAAAAGCGCAAGCTGTCCCCCGGTATGATTATGGAGCTGGATGCCGGTGACGAAATCCAGGTAGTAAATCCATCCGGGCAGGCATCCAACGCAAAGGATATGGTATCCATCCTGCTGCGTGCAGTGTCCTCGGCGATGGGCTTGAGCTATGAGGCAGTATCCCGTGATATGTCGCAGTCCAACTATTCTTCCGCCCGGCAGAACCTCATCGAGGACCGGGAGACATACAAGGAGTGGCAGCACTACCTGTCAGAGCATCTCTGCCGCAAGGTATATCACTGGTGGCTGGATAGCTGCGTGATGGCAGGAGGCTTAAGCATCCCGAATTATTTCAGTGCGCCAGAAAAGTACACCGAATGTCGGTGGATTGCCAAGGGTATGAGCTGGATTGACCCAGCCAAGGAGGCGAACGCCAACCGGATCGCGATGGCAACCTATCAAACAACGCTGGAAGAGGTAGCGGCTGAGCAGGGCAAGGATTGGCGGGAAATCTTAGCGCAGCGGGCAAAAGAAGAAAAGTTGATGAAAGAGTTAGGATTGGAAGTGATGAAAAATGACTACTACAGCAAAAAAACCACCCCTCAAGGAGAATAGCTTTCGCACCATGCCGATGCAGATCAGGGCTGTTTCGGAGGAAGAAAGGGAAATCGAACTTTCGTTTTCCTCCGAAAATCCGGTAGAGCGTTGGTTTGGACCGGAAATCCTGTGCCACGATGAGGGTTGTGTGGATTTGAGCCGACTGGAAAACGTGGGCTCGGTTCTTTTCCACCATGGCATGGACCCGGTATATGGCAGCCTGCCGATTGCAAAAATCAAAAGCGTTTCCATCGATGGGGAAACCAGGCGAGGGAAGGCGGTCGTTGTTTTCGATGAGGATGAAAAGAGCGACTTAATCTATCAAAAAGTCAAAAGTGGAAGCTTAAAGGGAATTTCCATTGGATATATCGTAAATGCCTACGAAGAAGTGAGGACCGGAAAGACATCCAGTAATGGACGATTTACCGGTCCTTGCTATGTAGCGGTACGATGGGAGGCTTTGGAAATATCCTTTGAGCCAGTCCCGGCGGACGGAAACGTTGGAGCCGGAAGAAATCAAAATTCAGAAGGAGAGGAAAAAAGTATGGGAAATGAAAACAATCCAACCACACCAATCGCAGCACCAGAAGGCACCGGGGAGCAGAGAGGGGCAGCGCCAACCGCATCTGCACCAACAGCACCGGCAACTCCTGCCGCTCCAACCAGAAGCGCAGCAGAAATCGAGCGTGAGAGATGCTCGGAAATCTATGCAATTTGCAGCAGATTCCAGGTAGAACCGGATGAGTACATCAAAGGCGGCACCTCCATCGACCAGGTAAGAGCTGCTATTTTGGATAAGCTCGAGAGGGAAAGCAAGCCACTCAGCTCCCGTGTGCAGGTTGTGGCAGATGAAGAGGACCGTTACCGCGATGCCGCCAGAGATGGACTGCTGATGAGAATGGGCGAAATCGTGGAAAAGCCAGCCGAAGGTGCAGAGGACTTCCGCGGCATGAGCCTGCATCAGCTGATGGCAGATTGTGCCATGAGAAGCGGCGTAAAGGATGCGCACAGAAGATCGCCGGATGAGCTTTGGAGAGATATGGCGCAGCAGGAGCGCGGACAGTTTGCCGACAGCAATGCTTTTATCTCCATTGTAAACGCCACCATGGGTGCAACCATCGCAAGAGCTTACAACACAGCGCCTACCACCTACCAGCATTGGACCAGCGTGGGCTCCAACCCAGATTTCAAAAAGGTAAAACGTTTCCGCCTGGCAGCCAACGGAGAGATGAAGGAAATCCCGGAAAACGGCGAATTTAAAACCGTATCCGGCATGGATGAGGGTGTAGACACCGGGCTCAAAACCTACGGCAAAAAGTTTGGATTCAGCCGCCAGACCATCATCAACGATGACTTGGGCACTGTAGCCAGACTGATTACCGCACAGGTAAGAGCCAATCAGAGATTTATCAACAAACTCTGCTATCAGATGCTCACCAAAAACGGCAAAATCTATGATAACAAAGCGCTGTTTGTCGCTGACCACGGCAACCTGATGACCGCAGCCGCTCCATCCATCGCATCCCTCAACGAGTTTATCGTAAAAATGGCGATGCAGAAGGATATCAACGGTACCGATGTACTCAACCTCACGCCGAAGTTTATCCTGGCACCAAAGGCACTGGAACTGCCAATCCGCCAGCTTCTGGAATCGGCAGCAGACCCGAGCGCAACCCATGCAGGGGTGGTAAACCCGATGAAGGGCGCGTTCCAGCTCATCACCGATGCACAGCTGGATATTGCAAATCCAAAGGGATACTACGCTGTGGCTGACCCGCGCGATGTGGATACCATCGAGGTAACTTATCTCAACGGCAAACGCACCCCAACTTTGGAAAGCAAAGTATCGTGGGATACCCTGGGAATCGAATGGAGAATGTACCACGATTTCGGCATCAATGTGGTGGATTACCGTGGAATGGCTTACAACCAGGGCAAATAAGGAGGGCATAATTTATGGCAACTTACATCCAGATTGGAGAAAGAATTGATTATAAAAACGCCACCGGCACCACAATCAAAGCCGGTGATGTGGTAGCGCTGGGAACCAACCGCATTGCGGTAGCGGATTGCCAGATTGAGCCTGGGGAGCTGGGCACTTTGGCGCTCACCGGCGTGTGGGAGTTTCCGGCAGACAACAGCGCTGCCATTGAATTTGGCGCGATTGCCTACTGGGATGCAGCAGGCAAAAAGATGAAAGCTGCAAAGAGCGGGTCGGAAATCCCGGCAGGAATCTGTGTGCTCAAAAAGGAAACCGCTGGAACCGTTGTCCGCGTTCGGTTAGAATAATGAGCATTTTTAAAGAAATGGTTAAAAATGACACGGACAATGTGATTTTTAACTTGGACGAAATTGCCGACCTCCACGAGTTGGACGGTCGGCAGATTCCTGTCATCATTGATAATGTAATGCTGCAAGAAATGCAAGCAAAGGGCAAGTATGCGGATGGCTACAACACTGCGCAGCAGCTAATTTTAGTGCGTCCGCAGGATTTACCGGGAAAACCCGCAGAGGGGGCGCATTTGAGCTTTGACGGAAAAATTTACATTGTATCAAAGGTGACAGGAAGAATCATTTGGCGGATTCTATTGGAGGCAAACCGATGAGTGAGGATTTAGGATTACAGTTGAATATTTCTATTCCGACAGTGAAAGAGGTACGGGAGCAAATGCTTATTATGCAGGATAAAGCTCCGATTGCGCTTCAAAGAGCAATTAACAATACTATTAAACAGGTATATAAAAATGTCGGGAAAGAAGCAAAACAAAAATATATCATCAGCCAGCCGGAAGTGAAAAAAACGCTGCATATTAAAAAAGCAACAAAAAAGGAACTAACAGGTATCGTTTCTTCAAGAGATGATAAAAAGCCAAGATTATATGGATTCAAAGTAACCCCAAAAGAAGTGCTTACCGGACCATGGAGAGGCAACCAGCCGCCAGTGGAAAGCTCAGAGGATTCAGATGATGACTCGGAATCACTGCCAACGAACGAAAAACCGGAGTTTTATATGGCGCGTATAAAAAAACGAGTCAAAGAAAAAGACATGACCGGTGATGCTACTCACTCAAAGGCTTTCGTTGCCAAAATGAAAAGTGGGCATATCGGTTTATTCCAAAGAATGATAGGAACACAGAGGTCAAATCCCCGAAAGAATCGAAAAAAAGATGAGAAAATAGCGGAAATGCGTAGCATCTCAATTCCTACAATGATTAAAAGTAAAGAAGTAGCATTTCAAATCCAGAGTGAGGGGCAGAAGTATCTGGAAGCGCAAGTTCAGAAAGAAATCAGAAGGGTGATGGGGCTGAAATGACAATTTATGATTTGCATTTGGAACTCAAAAAACGAGTGAAAGCCATGACTGAAGCTGCCGGAATCCATGACCTGAAGGTGTACATCCGAAATCTGCCGCCGCTCAAGTATGAGGGGGATGCGGACAAGCTGTTTCCCCATTGCCTCATCAGCGTGGGGGATGGCTCAGATGATGGGGAAAAAAGCAAAATCACTGCGTTTTTAGGGCTGGGCACCAAAGATACAGCCCCGGAGCTTACCGGCTATCAGGATATTTGCCACCTGATTGAGGTAATGCGGCTTTCCTTTGCCGAGAACCCTTATATCGGCAGATATGCAGAGATTACAGGACCAATCGGATATACACTCACCGAGCAGGAAGAAAGAACCTATCCCTATTTTTTCGGCGCAGTGTGGTTCGAGGTACTGATTCCATCCCCACAGAGGGGATATGACGATTTAGTGTAGAGGAGGAATATTTGATGGCATTTTACCACGGCATTCAGGTGCAGGAAAAACAAACGCGAGTGGTAGCGCCGGTGCAGGTGGACTCCGCTGTGCAGGTGGTGGTAGGTTTAGCACCTATCAACATGGGCAGCGCGGCAGATCCGCTGGTACCACAGGTGGCATACAGCTATGAGGAGGCAGTAGCCAAGATGGGCATGAGTGACAACCATCTGAGCTACACCATCTGCGAGAGCATCAAGCTGTCGTTTGCTACTTACAATGTAGCACCACTGGTAATGATTAACGTACTTGATCCAAGCAAGCATAAGCAGCAAAAAACAACTGTCAGCGTATCGATGGTAGATGGCAAAGCAGAGCTGCCGGAAGAAGGCGTACTGTTACCGAGCGTGCAGCTCACCCAGAGCGAGCAGGCACTCGCAGAGGGCACAGATTACACCATCAGCTTTACCGGTAGCGGCAAAGCACTGATTGAGCGCATCGAGGGTGGAAAAATCACAGAACAGATAGCGACTTTAAAGGCTACTTACAATGTTCTTGACCCTGAATCGGTGACAGAAGATGATATTGTAGCGGGTGTGCAGAAAATCAGAGAGGTTTACCCGCGGTTTGGAATTGTACCGGGCACATTGATTGTTCCCGGATTCAGCGGAAAACCGAAGGTATATAACGCAATGACAGCAAAGACGCAAAATCTCAACGGTGCATTTCGGTATCACTGCCTGGTAGATTTGGATACCGAGACGGTAACCAGCTATGATAAAGCCGCTGCCGAAAAGAACAAAAACGGATTCACACATGAAAACAGCTCGATCTTTTATCCGATGGTAAAGGTAGGAGATGAGGTATATCATTTTTCCGCGATTGCCGGTGCGTTGATTGCGGATACCGATTACAAAAATGAAGGAATCCCATATGTGTCTCTTTCCAATCGTCCGTTAAAAATAACAGGACTGTGCCTGAAAGACGGCAGCGAAGTGGTTTTGGACATGGAACAGGGAAATGCGCTCAACAAGGATGGCATCAACACCGCAATCAATATGAACGGGTGGAGAGCATGGGGCAATCGTACCGCCTGCTATCCCGGAAATACTGATATTAAGGATTGTTTTATTCCTTGCCGCAGAATGTATAATTGGTGGGCAAATCAGTTTATTTTGACTTATTTTTCAAAAGTGGACAATCCGCTCAACAAACGCCTGATCGAGAGCATCGTGGACAGCGAGAACATCAAGGGTAACGCCTGGAAGCAGCGCTATCAGGTGGCAGAAGCCAAGATGGTATTCGAGGTGGAGGACAACCCGGTGACCGACCTGATCAACGGTATTGTGAGGGTGCGGATGCTGTTTTCCCCATATCCACCGGCTGAGCAGATTTGGGCAACGGTAGAGTATGATACCGATGCGCTTCAGAGTGCATTGCAGTAAGGAGGGAAAAAGAACATGAACAGAAGCAGTATCCCGACCAAGCTTACTGACTACAATGTGTATAACGAGGGCGAGTGCCTGATTGGCATTGAGGCGGAGGTTACCATGCCAGAGCTGGCAGCAATCACCAGTGAGATTGCAGGCGCTGGCATTGCAGGCACAATGGAGGACCCGACACCGGGCTATTTCGGTTCTTTGGAGCTGGAAATCAAATTCCGCACCGTATCGGAGGAATCCAGCCGCCTTGCCATCCCAAAAGCGCACACACTCACCCTGAGAGCCGCCCAGACAAGACATGACCCAGCAACAGGAGAAAACACCCATGAGGGTATCAAAGTGGTAGCACGCGGCACCTGCAAGAGCTACGCAGTGGGAACCTTTAAGCAGGGCGACCCGACCGGCACATCGGTAAAGCTGGAACTGTCTTACCTCAAAATCACCAGAGACAATGCACTGGTTTTGGAGCTGGATAAGTTTAACCATGTTTACAGTGTAGAGAGCAGGGATTACCTTAAAGAAATCCGTGACCTGATTTAAAGGAGGCGAAAACAATGGAAATTTTTAAACTGAAAAAAAGCGTTGTATTTGAAGGCAACGAATATACCCAGTTTGATTTATCCGGGCTGGAAGAGTTGAGCGGTGAGGAATACGGCAGCTTGCTCAAGCAGACGGAGAATCTGGACGGCGCTGACATGGTGCCGGAAAAGAGTTTAACTTTTGCTTATTTGGCAGCTGCCAAGGTTACCGGTCTGCCGTATGATTTTTTCAAAAAGTTGAGCGCAAAAGATACCGCCCGGTTGAGATACACCATCGGAAGTTTTTTTCTCAGCGAGGACTAAGAGGTATCAGCGGATCATTGCTCAAAAAGTCTGCCATCAGCCTTTCTATCATTTTGCACGCTGATTTCTTCCGATTGTGGAGAGATATGCCGGTGTGGGAGCTGATAGAGCTGATGGCGGACACGGAGGAGGTGCTTTCAGAGATTGGCAAAGAATAGATTTATCGTTGATTTCCTGTTTGGAGCAAAAAAACAAGGGAGCTTTGATAAAACATTTTCCTCCATTTCCAAAAGCGTGAAGAGCCTTACCAAAACGGTAGCGGGTGTGGCTGCAACCTATGTATCTGCCAAAGCGCTGGCGAATGTGGGAAAATCCGCACTGGAGAGCGCATCCGGTCTGGAAGGATACCGCAGCACCCTGAATGTCGTGCTGAAGGACCAGCAGAAAGCCGCTAAGATGATGGCGTGGGCGGTGGAGTTTGCAAACAAAACGCCGTTTGAAACCGACTCAGTGGTAGAAGCAACAGTCCGCTTGCAGTCCTACGGCATCGAGGCGCAGAAAGTGATGACGCAGATCGGCGACATGGCAGGCGTGATGAACAAAGACCTCATGCAGGCAGTGGAAGCGGTAGCGGATGCCCAGACGGGAGAGCTTGAGAGGTTAACTTTTAGCCTCGCCGCGTAGGAATATGCGGAAAAATGAATCCGGTAAATTCAGTGGAAATCTTTGAAAAAGATAATACTGAGCCGAGCCGTTTGGAAACAGACGGAAGGTGCAGAGACTAGGGGAATCCCGAAAGGGAGATAACACCCACCTTGTAAAGGCGACTTTACAGGGAATACCGGACACCCAGAACGGGTGAAGATATAGTCCGAACTGTATGGTGACATACAGACGCAAGCAGAAATGACTTGCGCAGGTTTTAACCTGTAACAAAATGTAAAAGAATTTGGCATTACAAAAGCCATGATTGAAGCCAAAGGAGCCGAGCTGTACAAAAATCAAACCATCGTAGACAATAAAGGGCATATCGTTGACCAGGAGAAGTTCAACGATGCCCTTTTTGCATTGATGGAGGACCGCTTTAAAGGTGGAATGGAGATACAGGCAAAGAGTTACAAGGGCTTAATGTCCACTATCTCCGGTGTTTGGAAAACGGGACTGGCTCAGATGGCAGGTATCAGCGGTACCGGAGAGATTATCGAGGGCAGCGCATTTGACGCAGCCAAAGAGGGATTAAACTGGATAGCGAATAAAATGCAGGATATGTCAAAAGCGGGAGCTTTTGAGCGTATCGGCAAAAAAATCGGTACTGTAGTGCAAACGGGCATCAAGTACGGCAAAAAGGTAATTGATGTTGCGAAAAAAATAAAGGACAGTGTAGCGGATACGATAAAAACGATTTCCGCAAAACTGGAACCGCTGCGACCGATTTTTGACAGCATTAAAGATAAGGCAGTCAGCTTAGGACGGAAGCTGACGGACGGATTTACCCGCGCCGGTCCTTCTATAAAAGAGTTTGCGGAAACATACATTCCGAAAGCGGTGGAGGCAGTGGCGAAACTGGCAGACAAAGCCATGAGTTTTGCAAACTTCATCATTGACCACTGGTCCTTTATCAGTCCGATTTTAAAGGGCGTTGTTGCCGGATTTTTAGCTTTTAAGGTGATGAAAGGATTCAATAATATTGTTGGAAAGGTAAAGCAATTTGCGGATATTTTTCAAACAATTAAGGGAATCAGCGGATTTGCAGGAAAGATAAAAGGATTGACATCGGCGTTTAAAGGATTTAAAGGGATTGCAACGCTGCTTACCTCTCCGATTGGACAGATTGCGCTTGCTATCGGTGTGTTTACAGCAGGCTGCATTTTGGTGATAAAAAACTTTGATAAAATCAAGGCGGCTGTTTCTAAATTTCTCAACTGGGCAGGAGAAGGACTGCGGGCTTTTGGAGACTTCTTAGGAGGGACATTCGGAACGCTGATTTCAGGGATTGCAGGAGGTTTTCAGCTGGCATGGACAGACCTCAAAAATCTGGGGTCGGGCATTTGGTCCGGTATTCAGACTTTGGGCAGCAACATCGGCTCTTTCTTCTCAGGAGTTTGGGATGGCATTGTAAGCGGTTTTAAAGGATTCATCAATATCTTTATCAACGGCATTAACACCATCATAGGAGGATTTAACAAGTTGTCCTTTACCGCACCTGATTGGGTGCCGGGAATCGGCGGAAAAACTATTGGATTTAATCTGCCGACTATCCCTCTGTTGGCAAAAGGCGGTATTGCAACCGGTCCGACACTGGCAATGGTAGGTGAGGGCAGGGAGCACGAGGCAATCTTGCCGCTTTCCAAGCTGCAGAGCCTGATCCAGAGAGCAAAGGGCACCGGCGGCGGTGGCGGAAATGTATATCACTACAATCCGCACATCGAGGTGAACGGCGGAAAGCCGGAGGATGTAGAGCGAATCATGGCAGAGGATAAAAAACGCTTTGAAAAATGGAGAAGAGAACAGGAAGAATATGAGCGGCGGACGAGGATAAAACCAAAGCCGAAGCTCGCATAAGGAGAACCGGATGAAGCAGTATCAAACAATTCAAGGGGATATGTGGGACAGCATTGCTAAAAAGGTGTATGGCACAGAAAAGGCGATGGATGCGCTGATGAAGGCGAATCCCGAGTATCTGGATACGGCAGTTTTTGGGGCGGGTGCGATATTGTATCTGCCCCAATTTGCCGAACAGGAAAAGAAAGGAACTGAATCTGTTCCGCCGTGGAGAAGGCAATCGGTTTAGAAATGAGGAGGAGGTGAGGGCTTGAAGGGCAGGAGAACAAAGGTAAAGGTATCGCTCAACGGGGTGGACATCAGCTCAGATGTGAGCGGGGACACCCTGTCGCTCACCTTTACCGACAGCGCAGAGGAACACGCAGACAACGTAGATTTTCAAATCCAAAATCGGGAAAAGAAGTGGCTCAAGGGCTGGTTCCCGGAAAAACGAGACACTTTTTCGGCGCAGATTATCGCGGACAGCGGCACACTGGATTGCGGTACCTTTTTGCTGGATGATGTGGGGATGTCCGGGCGACCGCTGACGGTGAGCATCAAAGGGGTGGCAAAGCCATCCGATCAGGACTTTTCGGAGGTAAAGCACAATCAAACTTGGGAGCAGGCAACCTTACAGGATATTGCAGCCACCATCGCCGGGCGTGCCGGGGTGGCGCTGGAGTATGATGCCGGTATCAATCCCACCATTGCCTTTCAAACGCAGGAGAACAAAACCGACCAGGACTTCCTTCAGGAGCTTGCCGCAAAACATGGCATCACCATGAAGCTGTACAACCGCAAGCTGGTGCTGTATGAGATGGAAAAACTGGAACAGGCAGGGGCGGTGTGCAAGCTCAAAGAAAGCGATATGCTTTCGTGGGACGGGAAAACTACCCTGCTGGACACCTCATACTCCGGGGTAGCAGTGCAGTACATCAACACCAACGGCGAGACGATGACCTACACCCACAGCGGCGGAGGAAACAAAGCACCCAAAATTTTTAAACTGAGCAATCAGCTGGATAATCTTGGGATGGCGCAAAAGGTAGCCGAGGCAAAATACAAGGAGCTCAACCGAGGAGAAACTACTTTTTCCTGCTCGCTGCCGGGCAATCCGGCGCTGGTATCCGGTGTGTGCGTAGAGCTGGATGCGGAGGACTTCGGAAAGTTTGGCGGCAAGTACTTGATTGATGGCAGCACCCATACCGTGAGTGGCGGATACACCACAGACTTAGAGATGCACAGAGTGGAGGGGTAGCGTGGAGATTTGCAAAGTATCGGAGATTGATTATGCAAAGGGTTTAATCAAGGTGGAGTTTCCGGCAAAGGACAACATTGTTTCCAACTGGATCACCTTCCCGGCAAACGAGTACGAGATGCCGGAGGTAGGGGACCTTGTGAAGGTGGAATTTGAACCGGATGCCTATGGGAATCCATACACCAGCGGAATCTGCTATCAAAAGTGCTTTAACAGGGACGAGCTGCCCAAGATGCAGGGAAAAGATATTTTTTACAAAACGATGAAAGGTGATGTGACCATCATTTATGACCGCAAAAAGAAAAAGCTGACCGTTCAGACTGAGAAGGAGATCTTGATTCAAGCAGTGGAAAAGCTGGAAATTCAGACCAAACAGTTGATTATCAAGGCAGATCAGGTGCAGATACAGGCAAACGCGGTGCAGATTGAGGCTGCCGACATCAGTTTGACCGGACAGCTGAGCGTAAACGGGCAGACTTCTATCAGCGGGGAAACCTCCATTGATGGAAATTTAAGCGTTTCGGGCGTTGTATCGGCGCAGAACATTTAGAGCATAAAAAAAGGACATCCGTAAGGGTGTCCTCCATAACATGACTCTCAAATAAATAAACCAACTGGTCGCTGAGTTTAAAAATTTTGGGGTTTTCTTAATCTCTAAAATAACATGACTCTCAAACAAACAGGTGGGTTTGATGTTATACATTTTTTAGCAAATCCTCCATCATTTGATCGACATTAGAGTAGGTTTTGCCGAGACCGGGGTTTGCTTTCATTTGCTCAACCTCATGGATTGCTTCCATTGTTTCAGCGTTTGGAGTGTTCAGAGATACCGAAAATGGTATACCATTCTGACGAACCATTGTTTTAGCAAAGATGTTGACAGCAGTGCTCATGTTTAGCCCCAACTGACTGCAAAGGTCATCAAATTGTCTTTTTAGTTGTTCATCCATGCGGATATTGATACTTGTTTGTGCCATAAAAATAATCTCCTTTCTTTTCTTTAATAAGATTATACCACAATGTATATACAATGTCAACGATTTTATAACAAAAATAAGGTGATAAATTGATTGGAATTTTTGCGGGAATCAGCTTTACGGTATCAGAGGGACAGGTGCAAACCTTTCAAAACATGAGCCGCGATACTTCTGCCAGATGGACCAGCCACGAGGTGATAGGAGCAAAGCCAAAGCAGGAGTTTTTGGGTCCCGATTTAGACGGAGGTTCGTTTACCATGCACCTGACCGCATGGAGAGGGGCAAACCCGTTGCAATTAGCAGAGCAGCTGCGGGAATTTTGCTCCAATGGAGAGTATGCCAATTTAATAATTGGCGGCAGAAATATGGGCAAATATCTGATTGAGAGCGTCGGGGAAACCTATGGGGTAGTCACCGGGCGAGGGGAAATCTTATCCGCCGATGTGGATGTGAGTTTGAAGGAGTATCAATAAAAAACGCACAGAGGACAGAACCTCCGTGCGTAAAAGTAGAAGCTATTTTTCGATGCCGAGTTCTTTTTTTAAAGCGGCTTGAAGAGTGGCAGAAAAGTTAATTCCTGCACGCTCCGCTGCAAAATTAAGCCAGGATGGAATGGTACAGTTTTTCTTGACGGCACGCATATCGTTTTTTCGACGATATTCTGTGAAATCAACATCAACAAGAGTGATAATTTCGTTGGGGGCAGTTTTCAGAGAGGAAATGGGGGAAGGGGAAGGGAGAACGGATTGTTCATCCTCCATATCAATTCCCATCAGACCGATTGCATCTCGAGCCATTTCGATTGCCTGAGCAAGGTCGTCGCCTTGTGTGTTAATTTCGAAATCAGGGACATAAGCCATATAGCCGGAGTCTAGGGTAGTAAAAATAACAGGGTAAACTTGTTTCATAAAAAGACCTCCTAATTTATGATTTCGGCAGGGAGAGGTTATTTTAAACCTCTCCGCCGGATAATTGCTTGGGCGACTGCTTCTTTGATTTCTCTTTGTCGGGAAATCGGTTCGCAGTCTTTTCCGTTGGTGTAGATGTCGTGATTGCCGCCTACTCGTTTCAGATACCAACCATTCTGTTCAAGTAGTTTGATAAGGTCTCGGCGTTTCATTGTTTTCCCTCCTTACATCTACTATTATACGCCTAAAATGCGCATTTGTCAATAGTTATACGGATAAAATACGCATATTTTTTAAAAAGAGAAGGGGAGGCTTCTGATGATTGTAACTGGAAAAAACTTATCGCCTGATCTGCGTGAGCAGGTGGAGGTGCTGATTGGCACGCCGGTGGGAACGGTAGTGCTGGATCGTGATTTTGGGATTGATTTATCTTTTTTAGATATGCCGATCGGGCAGGCGGCAAACGCTGCGGCGGCGGAAATTGCAGTAAAAATCGAGCGATACATCCCAGGACTGCAGCTGGAGCAAGTAAAGCCAACCTATCCCAGAACGGCGGAAGGTAAAGTAGAATTGGAGGTGATTGTGAGAGATGCCAAGTAACAATCCATACGATTTTATACCGGACATTGATTTTGCGCCGGAAACGGCGGAAGTAATACTCGGACGGCTGGAAGATACCTATGAGGGAGAGTTGGAAAAACTGACAGGGCAGAGTGAGAAACTGCCGGTGGCAAGCCGGGAGAAAATCATCCTGAATACCATGGCTTTTGAGCTGGCTGCCATTTCACAGCTTTTTGCGGACAGGGCAAAGATGAATCTGCCAAAGTACAGCCGGGGGAACTATCTGGAGGTGCTGGCATCCTTTTGGGGGCTTACCCGCAGAGAAGCCACTCCGGCAGTGGGGGTAGCGGAATTTACCCTATCAGCAGTGCGTGAGGAGGATATTTTTATCCCAAAAGGCACGAGGGTGTCACCGGGCGAAAAGCTGTTTTTTGCCACCGATGAGGATTTGATTATCCGGTCACCGGCGACCAGCGGGCGGGTGGGAATCACCTGCCAGCAGGCGGGGAGCATCGGAAACGGATATGCAAAAGGAAAAATCAACATCATCGTGGACCCGGTAGCCTATGTGGCGCAGGTAGGAAACGTGGAAAAAACCCAGGGCGGCGCGGATGTGGAGGACGATGAGAGCCTGCGCACCCGCATTTTTTATGCGCCCAAGGGATACAGCGTTGCCGGTCCGAAGGACTCCTATGAGTTTTGGGTGCGAGAGTTTTCCCAGGCAGTGGAGGGTGTGGGAGTTACCAGCCCGAGCGCCGGAAAGGTGGACATCTGCCTGACACTTACAGGAGGCGAAATCCCGGAAGGAAGTTATATCGAGCGCCTGAAAGAGTATCTGGAGGACAAGCGCCCACTGACCGATGAGCTGACCATCCATGCACCGAAGGTGGTACAATTTGACTTGGACATCACCTACTACATCAACCGCTCAGACGCAAACCGAGAAATCGAAACAAAGGCAGCGGTGGAGGCGGCAGTACAGCAGTATCTTGTATGGCAGGAAAGCACCATCGGCAGGGACCTCAACCCGGACAAGTTGGTGGCGCTGGTGATTGGAGCCGGTGCAAAACGCATCGAGGTAACAGCACCGCAAAAACAGGTAATCAGCGCCGGGGAAATCTTTAAGCGCAGAAATGTGCAGATAAGATACGGGGGGCTGGAAGATGATTAAGCTGGAAAACATCAGCCTTTACGATTTACTGCCGCCCAACCTGCACGGGGAGAAAGAAAAAGCCCTGGCAACTGCTTGGGACAAAGAATACTGCAAGGTGTGCCAGCTTGCGCTGCGGGCGAGCATGGTATTTGGATTTGTGATGGAGCTGGATGAAGCAATGGCGGATCACCTGTGCCTATCTTTGGATATTAAGGGGTACAAGGCTGACTTGTCTCTGGATAAAAAGCGACTGCTCATCCGCTCGGCTCTGCTCAACTATGCCCGTCTGGGCACGAAAGCAGCGGTGGAGGATGCAGTGGGAATCATCCACGGCGGCACCACCGTGCAGGAAAACTGGGAGTACAGCGGAAAACCGTACTACTTCCGAGTAGCGGTGGATGCAGCTCAGGAGCCGGTGCCGGAAAACCCGGTCGGAAGGTTGCTTGATACCATTATGGAGTACAAAAATGTACGCTCCTGGCTGCAGGGTATTACGGTGGATGTAATCGAGCCGGGCACTATCCATACGGCAGCACTACCAGAGATGGGAATGTCACTGATTGTGGACCCGTACCGAGTAAAAGAGCTGGTAACGGGCGGAACGGTACATCCAAAAGCAATGGCGGTAGCGGGCAACTATCTTATCATCGGAAAATAAAAAAAGGGGGAAGGAAAATGCCGCAAGAATTTGAGTATTTTGCGATTTTAACCAACAAGGGCACCGAAAAGATGGCAGCCTATCTGCAATCGGGCAAAAAGATTGAAATTGCCTTTGTTTCAGTGGGTGACGGAAACGGACAAATCCCGATGCCGGACCCGGCAAGAACAGCACTGGTAAATGAGGTGTGGCGAGGACCGGCACAGACGGTGCTGGACCAGGCAAACAAAAATGTAATCAAATCAACTTCAGTGATTCCAACCGATGTAGGCGGCTGGAATGTAAGGGAAATCGGCTTGATTGATGGAGAAGGGGAGCTGTTTGCAATCGCCAACGCTCCGGGCTATCCGAAAATCAGCATTGCCGATGGCATCAACAACGATATGCAGGTCGGCATGAGGGTGGCAGTGAGCAACAGAGATAGTATCGTGGTAACGGTAGACGGTACAGTGATTATTGCCACGATGCAGGATATAAAGGACCATGATAAAGACAAAAAAGCTCACGATGGTCACTTTGAAGATATGACCCTCCACGTCTCCGCCGACGACCGGGAGAACTGGGACAATCCGCTGCTGGTAGCAACGGTAAACCTGAACAAGAACGGTTGGAGCAGGGACCCGGACGGAGTAACCTACATCCAGGATGTAACAGCACAGCTGCCGCCTGAGACGGTGGCTGCAAACATGGATCTGGCAATCAAAGCAGACCCGAACCTAATTGCTCAGATGGTGGACGGAAATATCGGACTGGTAGCGGAGCAGAGCAAAGGAAAGATTATTTTCCATGCACTCAGAGAGATTCCAGCCATCAGTATGTACGCGCAGGTGTCCTTGTACCGCTCCAAATCGGGCGAGGAAAAAACCTACTACTCCAACCTGCTGGGAAATCCGGGCGAGATTGGCACGCCGCTGCCGTTGCCGATTGAGCCGAGCAGCATCAAGCTGACCAACCAGAGCACCGCCACCCAGCTCAAAATCCACGGCACCCATACCAATCCAACATTGGACTGGGAAGCCACCCGGATTGTAAGGGGAGAAGATGCAGCCCCCATCGGTCCGACAGACGGGGTGCAGGTGGCAGACGGAAAGATTACCGAATTCACTGACACAAACGGATTGAAGGCAGGAGTGCGGTATATATACGCCTACTTCCCGCGCAACGCTGCCGGAAACTACCAAATGAGTGCCACCACCGCAGAAATCACCATCCCGGCACAAAAGCCGCTTGCACCCACCAGTGTGAGTGCAAAGGACACCACCGACAAAAACGCCTTTGCCGCAACGCTTACCATCCAGCTGCCGGTTGACGTGTACCGCGACCATATTGTGGTAGTACGCAAAGAGGGCAGCGCACCGGCGAGCATGAGCGATGGCACAGTGGTATACACCGGAAAGGAAACCAGCGTGCGAGATACCACCGGTACCAACTATGGGATTGATTATCACTGGGCGGTGTACACGGTAAATGCCGAGGGCACAGCCTGCGACACTCCGGCAAGGGCAAATTTGAGTCTGAAGCCAATCGTACCGGAGCAGGTAACGCAGACAAGCGCAGCGGACGCATCCGCCCCGGAGTACGGTTATCGGGTGTTGGTAAAAACCAAAATCCCGGCAGATGTCAATGCGTACAAAATCATGATTCGGCGAAAAGCAGGCGAAATGCCAGCGACCAGCATCGATGGCGATTTGGCTTATGAGGGCAGCAATGACACCTTTTATGACCTGCCGCCGTTTTCCACGCAGGCTTATCACTACAGAGTGTTTACCGTAAACCAAGCCGGACAGCTCAACGACAAGCAGGAGGGAGCAACCGCAAGCGTTACCCTCACCGCCAAAGAGCCGGGAGCCGTTACCAATCTGGTGGCAACGGACGAAAAGGGAACGACCACCGGCAGATTTGATTTGCCTGTTGTGATGGTAGAGGGTAGAGAGGCAGTCAACCGCTTTGTGACCGGCTATGTGGTAATCCAAAAAGAGGGCGGCACTCCTACTTCCGAAAGCGATGGAGAGGTCATTGTCGAAAAGGAAATTGACCCGATGACAGCATCGAAAACAGTTGATTTTATTAAGGTAGAACAAAAGAACGGTGCCAATTTGTACATCACAGTTTTTCTGAAAAATGCGGCAGGCTCATATTTCTGGAGTAACGGGCAGGTGGTAAACATCGTGCCGAAAGTCCTTCCACCGAAGCCGACCTCGTGGAGCGAAATCACAAAACTGTATAACTCAAGTGAATGGATAGCGCCAGAAGACGGATGGTTCAAAATTATCATTGCCGGGCGTGGCGGAAATGGTGGGCGTTCAGATTCGCGATGGGGGAAAAGCACAGCAATCAATATGGGAGCGGGCGGCGGCTCCCCAGGATGCGCTGTTAGTGAAATCGCATTACAGCAAGGCGAATCAGTAAGAATTACTATAGATGGATATAATTGCTCTTGCGTTATCAAAGACATATCCATGCAGGCTACGAAAGGCGGTGATGGTAAAACAGCCAGCACAACTGCAGAAAACGGAGGCGATGGAGGAAAATCCTCTGGAGGCAACAAGCACAACTATGAAGGTATCAGAGGGGTAAAATCAGGCGCTCAAGAGCAATCGATGGATTACAGTTACACCTCCACAGTATACGGTCGAAAAGGAGGACAGTTAAATGTAGATGGGTATTCTTTTTATGGAGGAACCGGTGGCGGCGGCACGCTTGTGGCAGTTGAAGGTAACTCTAACGGCGTTCGCGTGTGGAATAGAGAAGTATCGCCAAGCGGAGGCAGCGCACCCATCTGCATCATCCTCCGCGGCAACACGAACATCCCATTGGATATGCAGAATGCTAGGGATATTACCGCCAATGCGTTGGCGATTACTGCTCTGGCGCAGGAACAGACCGGCATCTTACTGGGCACTCTGGCTTAGCATGATGCCGGTGACTTCCTGCTCAAGTCGGCTGTTATCCAGCATGAGGGTGGTAATATCCATTGCGTTGAGCTGGGCTTGGGTAAGGTTGGTGTTGCCTCGTAGAGCAACGATGTAGCCATAAGCGGGATTCGGCTTGTAGTTTTTTGATGGAAGACCCATGCCTGCAGCAGTACTATATCCCTCGTATGAGTTTGTACCTGCCCATCCGCCTTCTTCCAATCCAATCTCAAAGCCACCTGTACCGCCGCTCGCTCCCGCTTTATTGACAAGGTTTCCTCCACTGGCACTTCCACCTCTTCCGCCTCTTCCACCGCTATCTCCTGTAGCTGCATCGTATCCATCGCTTCCAGCGCCAGCGGTTGCTGTCTGCCCTTGCGCTTGGATTGTGGCATAGCTGCCTACTGTCAAAGTTACGGTTTGCCCTTGCGTAAGTGCAAATACACTTACAACAATTCCTCCGGCACCACCGCCACCACCGCCTCTTCGCCAACGTTTTCCGTTTGGGTCAGTCCAGGTGTTGCTGTTTCCACCTTCGCCGGACTTTGCCACACCGATAAATTTAAACCATCCATCTTCTGGTGCAGTAAAGGTGGTTGAGGTGGTATATTTTTGCATTTCGCTCCACCCGGTAGGTTCTGCTGGAAACACATTTGGTACCAAATTTACAGTCTGCCCATTACTCCAGAAATATGAGCCTGCCGCATTTTTCAGAAAAACTGTGATGTACAAATTGGCAC